CCACTAACGGGGTCAATGCCTATACGCCAATTACAGCATCCCAACTGACTGCCGGGGACGCATACAGTTTTAGTTCTAGTTATTTGGCTGGCGATACTGTAGCTACAAGCGTAACAGTCGGCCAGGTTTCACCTTTCGGAGACCTTACAAGTACATCGGCAGGTACAGCAGGGGACCTTGCAGGTACTATCGATACGAAAAATGATTTAACAATAGTAGCTGGGGGAGCAGGTACTAGCGTTACTGGTCAATTTGTAGTGGGACTCACCTTGGATTGATGAAACGGCTTTTACTGCTGTTTTTATTGACACCATTTTCGCTGAAATCCCAGCCTATCACTGGTGCCTTCACAACTGGTACGATGAATTCTACGACCACTACGACTCAAACTATAGTTGAATCTGTGGTCTCAAAGGACTATAATTCAGGGTATAGCTATAGCATAGCGGGGACAGGGATTGAAATTAATGGAACAGGAAACATGGTTCCCTCTGCTACTCAGACAACGGGAACTACAGATGGAGTTAGTTACTCATGGACTGGTTTAGATTTCAGTTCAAAACCAACGTGGAAGCAAACGGAAAACGGAGCAGCCTTTCAACTGACCGAAAGTTACATGGGACCAGGGCTGTCCAATGTTACAACTATAAATCGTCAAATAACCGTAGAAAGCACTCAAGTCACACAATCAATATTCCAAAAATAGCTTTACTATTATTACTCTCTCCTACATCAGTATTAGCTAATGCAGTAAGTCAGTCAAATACTGGAAGTGTTACGAATCAAAATTATAATGTTAACAACGGAGCCTTTCATACCAATCAATTTGGAGGAAATATAGTCTGTCAGGGAGCTATGCTCAATATCACTCCCTTCTCCACTTTTAATTCCAACTGGGCAAAACCATTTGACCACAGGTATTCTACCCCCGTGTACGATCCGACTGATATAGAAGGTGATTTTGATGATGATGGAAACCCCATAGGAGATGGGACGCCAGACAATCCCGGAAATATTTTATTCTGGCAAGAAAATTACTCAGGTACTAATAAAGATGCTTATTCCCTTGGAACAGGAATCACATTAAACTTCTCTATACCCTTAGATAAAAAGCTTGGTAAGCAATGTAAAGAGGCAGCTGCAACACAGATAAATATACAAAAACAAAAGTTAAAAAACCTTGAGTTGGAGTGGCATATGGCTCGTGTAAAACACTGTGGTGAACTGAAACAGAAGGGAATAAATGTAACAAATTCGTCACCCTTCTATGAGGTGTGTAAGGATATTTTTCTTACTCCCCGCCCAAATCAGATTGAGTCTCATTATCATTCTGTTTCTTCCGAGAAGAAGTAATCTTCTTCATAATATTTTTTGTTGCCGCTTTGATTACGTTTATTATCGCAGGTGAGGTGGCCGCTATAGAGGCTATTATGACTGTGTTTATAACCAATGATGGTTCAGGCATCCAAGTAGAGACATAATCGACATCCTCCCAGACAGTCAAACATTTAGTCTTGTCTTCGTTGTATTTAAATTCCTTGACTCTTTCAAGTCTTTTCTCATTAGCAAATGATCCTACTCTAAGATTTGAATTAGGATCTGGGCAGGGAGGAAAGAATGTTTTCTCCTCTTTCTTTTGTGGTATATCAGTCTTTGCGGTCTCTTTAAGTATTACTGGTTCTTCTGTTTTCTCCTCCTTTACTTCATCATTTGAGTAGATCATCTTAGAACGATCATACTGAAGAGGATATATCTCAGGCACCTCACCCCACGGACAGCTCCAGAAGGTTCCGGTGGGATCGTCTTCTACTAGATTAGAATTTTTATCTGCATCACGATGGGTCTTGTAACAGCCAGGTAATAGAAGAGAAGGCTCACTAAAAGATGGGTGGGATATATAGCCACCAAAAACCCTTACAGGAGGAATGATCTCTACCGAAATGTTAGGTATGGATATATCTGGGATGGATATATCAGAGATACTCACTTAATAGGTAAAGGTATGGATTTTCCTGTAATAGAAGGTAACTTATCTTCGATAGCACTTGGGAGAGCACTCTGTATATCTCCCATGATTTTACTTTTGATTAGCTTCTCAAAATTGCCACTGTTTACGTATTTATATGCGTAGAAACCACCACCGAAGATTCCTAGTAAACCAATGGTGTTAACGAAAACTAATACTGTAACTATCTTTTTAAGCATTAGGAGTAGAGAGTTTTACCTGAAGTGATAGCTGCATCTATGTCTGTAAAATCTTCTGTAGTCCAAATAGAAGTTGTTTCATCAACCTTCTTGTAATCCTTGATAATTTCAAGATGTTCTACGTTTCTTTTGATTGAAGCTTTATATTCATCATCAGTTTCATCTTCACGCTTAGCTGTGTTAATAACAGTTACGCTATCACCAGCAGCAGAGAAAATTTCTGCAATTTGGGTGGCTGTCCTCTCTTCCATTTTAAATAAAATTTTACTTAATTAAATTATAACTCAAATTTATGCAGCCTTCAAAGCATTTACTTCTTCTGATAATTCTTTAACAGCATTTACAAGATACCATGTCAAATTATCTGAGTTAACTACTTTAACACCTGTTGATAAAGTCTCAACACAATCAGGTAATATTTTTTCTAATTCTTGTGCAATAACACCTAACTGTTTTCCTTCTTTTTTAACTACAACAGATTTTTTATTTTCAAAATCTGTTATTTCATCTAAAGTTCTATATTCAAAATTTCTAACTTGAATTTTATTTATTATTTCAAGGCCAGAATTGTTGTCTACGATATTCTTTTTAATGCGTTTATCAGAAGTAGTTGACCAAGCACTATTGTTGGCCTCATTGTAGGCACCACTTGAACCACCTACCTTAAATGTATTATTAGCATGAGCAGTTATGTTATATCCAATAACAATTTGTCTATAAGCATCTGAACCATTTATATCTGCTCTTGCACCAAGAATTACATTTTGTTGTCCAGTTGTGAGAGTAGAATCGTGATTTCCAGCAGTATGTCCTAGTATGGTATTGTTATTTCCTGTAGTTATACCTTCAGCACAAAGATATCCAATTGCTGTGTTATTTCCACCAGTTGTTATCTGTCGCATCACTTGATAACCTATTCCAACTCCTTCATGTGCAGAAGTTCCATTTGCCATCGCTGTATAACCAACAGCTACGTTATAGTGAGAAGTACTGTTGTGTGAATATAAGGCATTTCTACCAATAGCAACCTGATAATCGGAAGTTATATTTGAATACATTGCATTGTAACCAATGGCTATATTGTCTTGTCCAGTCGTTGTGTTTTGTGCAGCAAAAGTTCCTACACCTACATTGTTACTACCTGTTGTCATTTGAGCCAAAGAACTTTTACCTACACCCACATTTAATGTTCCAGAAGTTAAATCTTCCAAACAAAAAGCACCTATTCCTGTATTACTTTGACCAGTTGTATTGTTACCATCAGTTGCACCACCACATTTATAACCAACAAACGTAAAATCATCGCCACCAGTAACTCTATGACCAGCCCTAAATCCTACACAAACTGATTTGTTTGCACCTGTTGCATATCTTGCAGCTTGAGAACCAACAAAAACAGATTCTGTTGTGCCTCCTCCACCAGCGTCTGATGCACAATAAGCTCCAATCGCAGTTATGTCATCAGCAGTTGTATTCTGTGATAAAGCATCTCTACCTACGGCTACGTTGTTATCACCTGTTGTGTTTGCATCTAGAGAATATGCACCTACAGCCGTGCAATCTGACCCACTTGTATGAACTCTCATAGATGATCTACCAACGGCAGTATTATTTGATCCAGTATTGTCAATCATTGCATCACCACCAATGGCAGTATTATTTGAACCAGTTACGCAATCCTCCAAAGCGTGTCTTCCAAGTGCGGTATTACTAGCACCCGTTGTATTTTTGCTTAACGCATTATCACCAACAGCTACGTTTTCTGAACCTGTAGTATTGGCATCTAAAGCATTAGCACCTACAGCAGTGTTCTCTGCTCCTGTTGTGTTTACTAGCAATGCACTTCTTCCAATAGCAACATTATTACTTGCAGTTGTGTTTGCATTTAAAGCGTGTCTTCCTACGGCAGTATTATGAGATCCAGTTGTATTTGATGATAATGTTCCATATCCAAGAGCAGTGTTATCATCACCAGTTGTATTATTTGTGAGGGCAAAACCACCTAGACCTGTAAGTTGAGCACCTGATGTGCTATCTTCTAAAACTTTATGTCCAATTGCTGTATTGTTTGAAGCAGTTGTAAGTGCACCTAAGGTGTTATACCCCATGGCAACATTGTCAGCACCTTGTGTACATGCATCTAGAGCATTATTTCCAACAGCAACATTATTATTTCCTGTTGTGTTTTGAACAAGTGCATTCATACCCACAGCAACTAATCTAGTACCACCAGTGTTTGCACTTAAAGCTGCATAACCAACAGCAGTATTATTACTTTGATCTGTATTAGCATCTAACGCTAAACCACCTACAGCGACATTCTGAGTACCAGTTGTGTTTGTTAATAAAGCATTTTTTCCTACAGCTACATTCTGATTACCAGTTGTGTTTGCTCCTAACGAGGCATAACCAACAGCAGTGTTATTAGATGCTGAAGTGTTTGCATCTAAAGAATTACCTCCTATTGCTACGTTGAAAGAACCAGTTGTATTTGTTTTAAAAGAATCAATACCAACGGCTACATTACTACTACCTGTTGTATTTGCAGACATTGAAGATGAACCTAATCCTACGTTATAATTTCCAGTGGTATTTGCTCCTAAAGCACTTGTGCCTAAAGCTGTAAGGTGAACTCCTGTTGTATTTGCATCTAAACTATTAGAACCAACTGCTACGTTTGAATGTCCAGTTGTGTTTGATGCTAAAGCAATATATCCAACAGCCACATTATTATCAGCAGTTGTAGCATTTAATAAAGCTTGACTACCTATAGCTGTGTTTTGTGTGCCAGTGCTAGTACTAAGTGCAGCATATCCTACTGCTGTATTATTATTGGCAGTAGTGTTTGCATCTAATGCAGAAGTTCCTACTGCTACATTTTGTGTACCAGTTGTATTTACAAGTAAAGAATTATATCCTACTGCTACGTTGTAGTTAGCGGTTGTATTGTTATATAAAGCATTTCTACCAATTCCTGTATTAAATTGACCACTGGTATTTGAATACATGGACTGCAAACCATAGGCAGAATTACTAGCACCAGAAGTGTTTGTAACCAATGAATTTTGTCCTATTGCGGTATTTGATGCACCAGTAGTGTTGTTTGCTAAAGCTTGATAACCTACTGCTGTACATGCATTACCACTAGTATTATCAGTAAGTACATTGAAACCAATTGCAGTATTATTGTCACCTGTGTTGGCCGCATCTAGAGCATTTTCTCCAAGGACAGTACAAGCCGTTACAGAGTTGTTACCTTTACCTATAGATATAGAATTAAAAGTAAAATCAAGCCCGGTTGCTACCGAAGCAGGTAATACAGTTCCATCACTGGGAGTACCAGTGGATTGCATATCACCGAATATAACTGCAAAGAATGTGGTATTAGCTACGGGAGCTGTAGTAAAGACTAATGTGGAACCTGATATTGTGAAGTCTGTATCTGGTTCTTGTATTACACCACCTAACGACAATAATAAATTTCTGGCTGTTCCAGGAAACACAGCTTGGCTTCCAGCCGTCATACTAAAGCTAGTAGTAGACGAATTAAACCCACTTGATATCTGGTCAAGTTTAATGTACCTGCCTACTACTGGTCTCTGGCCGATATAAGACAAATTCCTACCCTAATTATTTACTTACTTCCTATTTTAAATCTAGTAACTTTTGAGACTAAGATTCTGATTCTTCCTCTTCTTCTTTCTTGAGAGTTTCTAGTTCTGATAAGCTTCCTTGTAGGCTGATTATTTGTTCTTTAGTGGCATTCATTACACTCAATGCGTTGTTATATTGTTCAACTGCTGCCTGTAATTGTGCTGCACGTTCTTCTATCTTTTTGTCAAAATGATGCGACATGTTAAATATATTTATCTATATGAATTATAGTGTACTAATTTACATTTAAAAAGGGGTAAAACCCTATTTATATCAAGCGGCTTCGAGGGCTGTGACTTTTGCTGATAAATCTTGTATTGCTTTCACCATTACTGGTATAAGATTTCCATATTTAGCAACTAATTTATCTGGGTTATCATCTAAAACTAAATTTAAATAAGTTGCATCTGTTGAAGCTGTTTGTAATTCTTGTGCAAGAAAACCAGCACGAATTTTACCATCATGTCCATTTCCATCTCTTGATGCCCATTTAAATTTTACAGGTCTGATCGAATTAATAAATGACAACCCAACAGGTAAATCTACGACATCTGTTTTATCTCTGGAATCTGATAACGCACCTATAGATTGATCATTACACCGTAAATCATTATTCCCACCATTACCTAGGATTATTTGGTCGTCAACAGTATTACTTGTTGCTTGTGCATCTCTTCCAATGACAATATTATTATCTCCTGTAGTAATCGTATTACCAGCAGCTAAACCTAAACAAGTATTTCTTTCGCCAGTTGTAACTGCTTTACCAGATTCAGACCCAATAAATGTGTTTTGTATTCCAGTAGTAATGTTTAGACCAGATTCATTTCCTACTGCCGTATTTTCCTCACCAGTTGTTACACTTGTAAGAGCCTGGCGACCTACCGCAGTATTAAAACCACCAGTTGTGGTTACAAGTAAGGCATCTCTTCCAACAGCAGTATTGTTAGCAGCTGTTGTGTTAAGAGTTAATGCTGCTCTTCCGATAGCAGTGTTATTTGTTCCAGTTGTATTGTTCAACAAACAGTTATAACCAACCGCAGTATTAAAATTAGCTGTCGTATTTGCACTTAAACTTTGATAGCCAACAGCCGTATTTTGTTCTCCTGTGGTATTAGCATCTAAAGCCTGAGTACCTACCGCTGTATTTAGAGTTCCACTTGTGTTTGATCCTAGAGCAGCATAGCCTAAAGCAGTATTGTTACTAGCAGTAGTATTAACATAGAGAGCGAAAGAT